CGACGCGGATCGTCCGCGAGCCCCGCTCAAGCACCCCCGGCCTGGGGATCGGCTGCATCAGGGCCTGCATCGGCGCCACGACGAAGCGGGGGGGCAGGGCCCCGGCCAGGCGCTTCGCCACCCGGATCCGGTTCCCGAACACCTCGTCCCCGGGGCCGACCTCTCTCGGGAGTCGGTCCCACGCCGGGAGGATGATCGGCTTGGCGCCGGCGAACGTGGCGACGTCGTCCGCGAAGTCGTCCACGTCGCCGACGTGGGCCACGACGATCAGGATCGTGGTCGGGGCATGCAAGCCCAGCGCCGCCGACGCCAGGAATCCCACCACCGTGCCGGCGAACAGATCGGCGGAATACGCCATGCCGCGGACGTAGTGACAGCAGCCAAAATCGAGCGTGGCCATAATGGCTCACTCCTTTGCGAGATTTTCCAGATTGAAGGGTGAAGCGATGCCGCCGTTAAGACGGCATCGCGATTTGGAGCGAGGACTAGGCGCGAGTTGCGAGCGTGACGAACGGCGACTGCGTGGCAGTGCCCTTATACGGCGTGATCGCTTTGTTATCGATCGGCTGGCCGTCGACGCGATAGATGAAGCGGAACGCCTGCTCGCCGGTCAGGAACGCGACGTGGATTGAGGTCGCGGCCTGCACGCTCTTGTCGATCATCATGTACTGTGACAGATCGGCGAGGATGATATCGCCTTCGGTGCCGAGCGTTTCGCAGAACTCGATCGGTTGCACCGGGCGACCCATCAGCGTGCCGTAGGGCGCCACGGAAAGCCCACCAGGTGGCAGATAGACCGGAACGCCGCCGGTGCCGATGACCGCCGACAGATCGTTGAGTTGCGGATAGCAGTCCTGATTGATGTACCAGACCGCATTGGGCATCGACTTCGACCACATCCGCGACCACATCTTGTCGATGTTTGCCTTGACGATGGTTTTCGTCGCCTGCCCGGTTTCCTTGGCGACCGTGACCTTGCAACCGGCATTCATGAAGCCCATTGGCTTGCCGGACCCGTCGCCTGAGATGATCGACTCGTCGACCAGGAAGGCAAACTCGTCGGACACCGCTTCCAGCATCATTGCTTCGAGGAACGGGGCGTCTTGCAACTGCTCATCGGTCGAATACAGCAGACCGCCGAGTTTCTTGAGATTGAGTTCCATCTGGCGGAACTGGATCGGGCCGCTGGCCGTGAGTGAAGCAGCTTCCGCCAGCCAATAACCGCGCACGCCGCCGTAACGCGATCCGGTCGCGCGGCTATCATCCTTCAGCGCATTGATCTTCATGCCGTTGGAATTTGGCCCGAGCGGGAAGCGCCGCACCTTGGCGGCGAGGTTTGCTTTGTCGAAAGTGCGCTTGAGGATTTCTGTCGAGGAATCGACCTGCACTAGAAAACCGCCATCCTGCGGAATGGTTTCGTTGGCGCCGAGAGCGGCGGCAACTAGGCGAGGATCACGATCATGCACGACGGCCGCGCGATGCACCGCCTGCATCTGCTCGCCGAGATTGGCGAACGGGCGTTCATGGAATCCGATCATCTGCTCGCGAACCTGAATCGGCAGACCGGCGTGCGAAGTCAACAGCGCGCGTTTGGCTTCAGGGAAGGAAGCAAACACATCTTCACTATCGATCGCGGCGGGAGCACCGAGCGCCTTGCTGCCGCGCAGCTTCGTCAGCTTTTCGGCATTGGCGATGTCGCGATCCATCGATTCGACGATCGCCGACGCCGCGTCGAAATCCGCCTGCTGCGTCGCTGAGGCTTCAGCAGCTAGGATTGCTTCCAACTTGTCATACGCCTTCGCGCGATTCTGTCGAAGGCTCACGAGATCGAGGGCCATTGGTATCTCCTTTCGGCCATAGAACAACGAGCGCGGAATGCGCTCCACACACCGCGGCCTTCGCCGTGGAACTGATTTACTGTTGCTTGAGAGCTGCCATCTTACGTTGATTGGCGATCATTCGGCGCAGGCCGTTGAGCGTCGTATTTTGACTTTGTACCCTATCGACCATGCCAGCCTTCATCGCAGCCGAGCCAACCTTGACCCCACCTTTACCGAAGTCCGAGATGACTTTGTCGACCGTCACATTTCGGCCGCGTGCCACGTCCGCTAAGAATTGAGCTTCGACCGGATCGAGCAGCGAAGATCGAATCTCATTCGCGCCGTCATCCGTTTCAGGATCGGCGCGTTTGTTTGGTGCATTCGTGCTGACAATCTCAATCGCAATCATTCCCTTGGCGTCGGGACCAACTTGTTTTGGAATTACCGCAGCAACACCAAGCGATCCGACGATGCCGGTGCGCTCGCTGGTGATTTCACCGGCGGAACTCGCAATCCAATATCCGGCCGAGCAGCATGAACCGACAACATGTGCAATAGTCGGTTTGATCTTAGCCCCAGCAGCGACGGCATCGGCAAATCCATTGATGCCGGATACCTGCCCGCCTGGTGTGTCCATAATCATCATGATGGCACCGACTTCCGAACTCGCCATGGCCGCCGCATGATCGTTCTGCAACATGGATATGGAAGTAGCCCCGGACATTTCCGTCATCATATTGGCGCGCGGAAAGATCGGCCCAACAACGGGAAGAATAGCAACCCCATCGACGACATACGCCCGCATCGATCCGGCAAGTTTCTGTGCCCCCGGCCCGGCCATCAGATCGAAGTCGCGCTGCATCCAACCCTGTGCGGCGACAACCTCCGCTGCGGAATGATCCCGCTGCGCCAGCGCGGCCAGCAACGGCAACCACGAAGGGTCGATTGCCCACGGTTCTGCCGTTAGGGTTTGGAAGACGCGGCTCATGATTTTTGTCCTTTAGTGAAAACGCAGCGGATCGCCGTTTGGCGCTACCAGCGATGAAAGGTGCGAAACAATCTTGGCGTGGCCGTTCATTTTCTTTGGATTGAATGTCGCGAACGCAGTCGGCACCCATCCAATCGATGAATTCCGCTGGCCGTTTGTGGGCCGACCTGGATTCTGATTTTGATCTTGCTGCGGATCGTCCTTCATTGGGTCTTCACCGGCCGGCACCATGTTGAGCGGAACGAGATATTCATCGCCTTCCGGACCTATTTCATTTTTATTCTCGATGCGGAGAACATCGTTGACAGACAACCATCCCCACTGCCGACCGATGGAATGAGCGCGATAGCGGCTCAAGAGATCGCCGCGCATCAAACCTTCAAGATTGTGTTCAACTTTATAGAGTTCACGTTCTTGTTGCGTGAGGCATGTCACCTCGATCGCAGTCTCAACCGACTTCGCAATTGTCGATATCGGGCCGGTCACGTAATCGATCGACTGTTGTTCAATGTTGTTGTTGGTCGCGCGATCTAGCAGACCAATCTTGTGTGGCGGTGTACGATACATGGTGGCGGCCTGCTCGGCACCATACTTGCGCGTCTCGGTCAATTGCGACTTCGCCGGGTCCGACGATGTCTCACGCATCTTCATGCCGAGTTCAAGAATCGCCACCTTCCACTTGTTATCGATACCGCCGTATACCCGTTCAATACCGGCACGGATGCGTGCCGCTACCTCATCGTTCGGTAGTTTCTTGTCGTATTCCAAAATCATCGATGGCTGCGCGCCGTTGGCAAAGAACAGTGCCGCAAACCGTTCCGCCGCAATCATCAGTGCGACGGTTTCCTTGTTCTGCGCAATCGGCGAGACTCCAAGGATGCCCCCATTCACCGCAGCATCATTCGAGTCACGATAGCCGATATGGATAACATCCTGCCACGTCAAACCTTTTTCGATTCCGGTCTGCGAGGTGATATCGAAAAACGGTTCTCCGTCGTCACCCCATCTCATCGTGCAGCGGCCGGTTTGAATCGGCGTAATCTTTTCGATGATCCCGAGTCCATTCCGCCAGACACGCGAGTAATGATTCCCGTGTGCCATGACAGAATGAACAAGCGCCTTGCGCCATTTGTATGGTGGCAACCATGGAGCCGGCCCGAATTTTAGAAGTGCATAGAGTGCATGATCCGTCGCCGGTTCATATCCTCCGGTAGTCCTCTTTTTCAGTTCGAGCGGAATCTTTGCGACATCTTCCGATTGAACCTGGATGCACGCCGAAATTCCAGGACTTGTCAGCGCATCCTTGACGGTGACGTTAATCCCGGTTGCGGTCGCGATGCCACCTTCAATTCCCTTCAGCCAATCGTCGACGTAACGATCCTGTGCCGAAGGCCCCCATCCAAACCATGATTTCAAACCCATGATGGTTTAGGCCCAGACTGGAAGTTGATAATCGGCGGGGAAACTACCAGTCTGG